GCTTTTGATTTGCCGATTGATGACATGAATGGGGTCTCATCACGAGAAATCATCGAGATGAAGTTTGCCAAGTCTTCACGTTGTGAAGCATCCTTGTTGTTAGACAGGTAACCAGGACCCTGAGGACCGCCGGTAGTACGTGCGCCTGTAGTAGTAGCCATTTAAGACCTCCATGTTTTAATTGTTTTCGTTATTATAAACGCGATAAAGATTTCGCTGCGTATTGTTTGAGGAAGGCATCCTGATCTTCCTTAGAAGCATCCTCTCGGAATGCTCTTGCTTTAATCATTTTCTCTTTATCTTCGACTTTAGCTTGCTTAGACTTACCTTTCTTTGTAGGAACTGCTTTCTTTGCAGGAGCAGCTTTACGTTTGGCTTCGCCTTTAGTTACGCCAGTCTTGAGAACCATGTAATCATGTAGAACTCGAATTACATCTGGATCCATGATTGAATCAACTACGTATTCAGGCAACCCTACGTCTTCGCTTACTGCGAATGCGCGAATGTCTTGTGCCATCTTTTCGTCAAATCCAGGAACCTTTTCATTAATTACTTCAGAAAAATATTGCATATTAGATTCCCATTCTTGTTGGGCTTGCATATCTTTCTGTTTGTTTAATTGTTCTTGTAATCCTTCTCGTTGTCTACGTGCTGCCCAGTATTTACTTTGAGCTTGTTCACGTTGATCTTTGAGTTCTTCTAATTCGTATCGATCACCTTCATCTCGTGCTTTTTGAATCCGAGCTTCAATTTCGTGATATTCACGTGATAATTGTTGCTCTTGACCCATCAATACAGCAGCTGAAGCTTCCGACATTGATTGAATTTGAGCTAACGCCTCTTGACGTTCTTGCTCTAATTGCTGTCGTGCTTCACCAAGTTCTCGACCCTTTTTAGATAATGAGTTGTCAGTCTGATATCCTTTCAGTAAGTCTGCAAATGAGACATCTACTTCTTCTCCATCAATCTTAACACGGACATAAGCGTCCAAATCCAAATCGTCTGCTGTGTAGACATCAACTTCTTGGGTAGACGGTTCTTCACCATCATCCTCATCTGATTCTTCATCAACTTCTTCTTCGGATTCCTCTTCACTAACGGCTTCTTCAGATTCTTCTAGGTCGTCGTCATAATCTGATTCTTCCGGGTCAACTTCGGGAATCTCCTCATCGGGTAGCGGTTCTTCTTGATTAAGGAACGATGTTCCTCGTAGAACGGCATCCAGGAGTTCGGCTTCAGTTTGACCAGAAGTAATATCTCCGTGATCCATATCGGGTACAGTTTGATCATTACTCATAATTTATTTCCTCTTATTGCTCTTTCTTGGTAGCTACTTTCTTAGTAACTTTCTTAGGTACTTCAGCTGGCTTAACGCTCGGCTTCGGTGGAGCAATCATTTCTTTGTATCGATCTACTAGAGAATACATAGCATTAATAGTTTCAGCATTAATCTTAGCTTTACCTGGACTACGAGTTGAATCGTATTCCATAGTATTAATCATTGTCTCTAGATTCTCAATAATCTTAGGGTAATCTGTGTTATTCATTGTTGTCGTCCTCATTGTCTAAATACGGTACATTTTTACCATACATTTCGTATTGAACCATACGTGATTTTACATCTCCCAAAGACAGAACACAGGAATAAATAAACTCTCGTTTCTTGTTTTCGTGTGGATCTGTGTTTAGGAATTGTAAAAAATAATCTGTAAGTAATTCGCCATATACACCATCAAAGAACTGTTCGCGTTCTCTTGTGGCAAACTCGGCTTTAACCAGAGCTTCTTTAGCAATTAAATCAGGATGTTGACCTTTCAGCTTCTTCTCAGCTGACTCACGGTACTTTTCCATAATGTCCTCTTGTTATTTTAAAGTAAACAAATATAGTGTCTTATCACACAATGTAAGAATGTTGTCAATCTCGTTTTGAATATTAGTAGACTTACACATATCTCGTGCTTCTTGTACTAATGAACAAAGATCTTTCAGGTATTTTTCTTCTGAATCAACACTTACTTTCATTGAGCTAATAGCCATAGATGTAGGCTTACCATATTCGCCGAATGCAGCTTCAGCTACAACATCTAATTGATCTTGAATAGTCTCATAAAAGTTATTCAATGCCTTATGACGAGCATATGAATCTGTCATAAGATGCATCATGTGAGTTGCTGTCCTAGCTTCCATAAGCTTGGCAATGAACTCCGCATAATGATCTTTCATGTTATTCTTTTTGGCAGTCGGAATAATTTTATTTGGCGGCGGTACTGGACCCATCTCCATTACATCATCCCTCCTTGTTGTTGCATCATAGCCATAATCTCTTCTTCAGATGGCTGTGCTTGTTGTTGTGGTTGAGCCGTAGGCTCCGCTGCTAACGCAGCAGGATTGGCTTGTGACATATCAATAGCCATCTTAGCCATCATCAATAACTCTTCAAAGTTAGGTGCTGGAGGAATCTGTGCTCCTTCTTTGACTGACTTAATAGCCAGATCAGCCCATTCTTGTTGATGTTTATCCATTGCAACAGCAAGCTGTTTAATGTTGTCATCACTGGTATTCTTAGCTTGTGCATTAGTGTATGCAACATTAGCTTCTTGAAGTGCCAAATCAGCTGCAGCTTTCTTCTGCATATTATCTTGTTCAGCTTGTTTAGCTTGAGACTGTTGTTGAAGAGCTTGTGCAGCTTTTTCTTTGAATTCTGGTGTAGTGTAATCTTCTAAGAAATCGTTAGAATCAATACCCATAGCTTCCATAGTCTTAGTAGCAAGCACCGCAGGAGCTTCAGGCTTGACAATCATACCTGCACCTGCTTGATTAAGAGCAGGAAGGATTTGAGTGCCTACCATCTGTAACTTCTGTAATTTATTCTGATTGCTGTTCTCACCAAGATCCAAGAATACTTCAATGTCCATATCTGTAGGTAACAGCATAGGATCAATGTTAGCATATACACCCTGATAATGGAATTTCATTTCAGACATACATTTACGCATTGTCTTATAAATACCATGACAAAGACGTTTAAGACCAGTCTCAGCAAATCGACGTGCGATATGTTGAATACGTTTTTGTGATGCACTCTGTACAGCAGCTAACTTAGCTTCACTGTTACCAGACACATACAATGTATCATTAAGACCTTGTGCAGCCTTAGACATACCTGTAGCTTGTTCTTTGATTGTCTGTAAATGCTCAAGCAAAGGTACAGTGCCAGAACTAATTGTCTCAGGTTGTAACTGAGCAACAGCTGCTGCAGGATTACCGTTAGTAGGAATAATCTGCTTTGGCTTCATGTTCTGAAGTGCAGAGAAATCAACTACGTTAGGATCCGCAAGCTTAGGACTATAGTTAGTTAAGTATGTGTTCTCTACGAAACCACGAAGAATAGCTGTAGCTGCTAATGTAGAACTACGTGTGAAATCTGCAATAGACAAACCGTAGAATTCGTGTGGTACATCAATAGGAGAAATAGAGGCAAGTGGAATCATATCACAATCTTCTTCAAGAAGAATATGACTACCTGCAATAATAAAATGTTTTAGTTCTGCAATGCCGTCACCATCACGGTCAACTTTCATCCAACATTCAGTAACAGTTAGTTCACGATTAGCTTCTAATGGTGTCTCTGTTAGATGTGCATTAGACCAATAGTTTTGACCAGTTACCATCTTACGTGCAGCAATATCCTCTGAATACCGTGATGCACCTACCCAGTCATCAATACCAAGTTCGTCCCATTCATCTTCACTGATATTCTCAGCAACGTCGGGCCAATACTTGCGAATCTCAGAGCGTGTCATTGTGGTTTGAATACCAACAAATGATGCATCATCAAATGATGTTGCTTCACGGCTTATACGGAAATTCTCTGGTGGAACATTTTCAATCTTAACGCGAGATTTATCAATAGTACGTTTTAAACGTACATTAAGAAACATTGCTTGTCCTGTCATAGGATCAGAATCAAATTCAAGATCACCTACGATTTCTACGTTCTCTTCAGCAAGAATTTCGTCTAATTTAATTTGATCAATCTTTTCGTATTCATCAAATTGATATTCAAAATCTTCGATATAATCCCAACGAACAATACCATTCTTCCAAAGCAAAGCTGATTTGATCCACTTTTCGATGATCTCCCAACCATTGTTCTGTTTGAAGATACAATAATTGGTAATCATAGAAGCATCCTTAGCAGCCTTAAAAGACCCTGGTGCTTCACTATATGGTACAAATCGTGCTAGTTTACCGTTGTTAAGAAACAAATCTGTAAGAATAGCAGTATATGCTTCAATTGTTTCTGTTGTAGACGTATCAACAATAGTAGAAACTCCATTAGGAGTTAAATGACCTGCAGGTACTCCTGCAAATTCGTATGTTGATTTTAATCGTTCTTTAGTAAGATCTGAACTGTTAAGCCAGTCTCCTACAGAGTTCATTACGCCTGTTTCAACTAAGTTAATAACCTGATCGTCATTAACCTTTTCTTTGTATCCGGTGGATGCGTTATAACTAGCCATTATCGCAACCACTCAATGTTCTTTGATTTTTCTAAGTCTTTGGATGTGTATGATCCTTGCTTAGTCATCTCTCGAGGTTTATCCTCTTTCTTTGTTTGCTTAGGTTGTGTGTTAACCTGTTCGTTATATCTCATTACTTTCTTCCTTTCGATCGATCTAAGTAAAGGGTGGTATACGTTCCCCTCTGGTATACCAGCAGAGTGAGGACAATTGGGATCAGTCGAGCGTAATGTTATTCGCTCATGTCCTTTGGATCCAATCCTAGCTTCTCTAGCTCTGCCTGGAATTCCTCATCAGACAGTTCGGATAAATCCCTTGTTGTTTGTTGAATGGCTTGTGATGCCAATTTCGGAGTTTGATATTGAGCTAGCTTCTCGGCATATTGCCCTGCCAACTCATAATCTTCATCCATAAAAGCTTTCTTCATTAGGAATTCGATAACATCAACACCTTTGACATTACTACCTGAATCAAGCCCCAAACCAGCACGATCAAAATCTTCCCAGAATGATCGTAAACCTTGTACTCGTTCTTTATTGCGCTTTCGAGCTTCAACTGAACGACGTTGATATTCTTTAGCCATGTCGGAATTAGTGATCAACTTAAGATTGTCACCGCCCTTATGGTCTTTGAGTCGCTCTTTGGCAGCCTCAATCTTT